CATGGATGAGATTGAAGATTTAGCAATCAATGAAGTAACTAAGTTATATAAATGTCAGTTTGCTAATGTTCAACCACACAGTGGTGTAGGTGCAAACACTGCAGTGTATCAAGCGTTAATGAATCCGGGCGATACTATATTAGGTATGGACTTAGCTAGTGGTGGTCATTTAAGTCATGGTGCACCACCAACATTAAGTGGTAAATTTTATAAGTCAATATCATACGGTGTTGATGATAATGGTTTGATTGATTATGAAGAGATTGAGAAGATTGCTGCAATACATAAACCTAAAGTAATAGTTGCAGGCGCCAGTGCATATCCAAGAAAAATTAACTGGCAAAGCTTTAAATATATTGCTAATATGGTAGGTGCTAAATTAGTTTGTGATATGGCACATTATAGCGGATTGATTGCAGGTGGTCAATATCCAAGTCCTTTACCTTATGCAGATGTAGTTACAAGTACTACACACAAGACATTACGTGGTCCTCGCGGTGGTATGATACTATGGAATGACGGTGATTTAACTCGAAAAATTAATAGTGCAATATTTCCCGGCACCCAAGGTGGTCCACTTATGAATATTATTGCAGCTAAAGCACAATGCTTTATGGAAGCAAACACAGAAGAATTTAAAGAATACTCAGAACAAGTAGTTAAGAATGCACGTGCAATGGCATTAACACTAAAACAATATGGAATGAGTGTTTTAACAGAAGGAACAGATAGTCACATAATATTATTAGATTTAAGTGATAGTAAATATTCAGGTAGAGGTGCAGCCGACTTATTAGAAAGAAATGGAATAACTGTAAATAAAAATGGTATTCCAAACGATCCTCGCAACTTTGTTGAAACGAGTGGTATAAGGATTGGCACTGCAGCTGAAACAACGAGAGGAAATAAAGAGTACTGGTTTAGAGAATTAGGACAAAGAATAGTGAGGATATTAAATGGGTAGTGAATTAGAAATGATTAATCAATTTGTTAATCAACTTGCAATGTGTGAATTGCTGTCAGCACATAGTTTGATACAACCTTCAATGGCATTTGAATGTGATAAGATACAAACATTCATAAAAGAATCTTATTTTGATAATAATTATGAAGCTTTCATAAAATGGTGGGATGCTGTTGTGGTACCAACCGTAGGTGAATTTCAAAGTATGTTAGAAAGTAAAGTGAATGGAAATCAAACACTTAAATAGTTTTATTCTTAAAAATAAAGTTGAAAGGCATGATGAAGTTAAAGATAAGTTGATGGACCTTATCGTTAACAATGAATCCGGTGCCACTGAATATGATGGTGGATTTATTTCTAGAACAGATTACCACTTAGATGAAAATCATACTCGAACTTACTTACCTTTATTTTTTGAAATCATAGAGCCTATACTACAAGAGCAGTCTAATTTTTTTATGAGTAAAGAAGCCAATGTACATCATGCATGGTTTCAACAATATTATATGTATGATAAACATAATTGGCATAATCATGGTGGATCTAATTTTGCAAGTATATACTACTTAGAACTACCAGATACAAATATGAAGACACAGTTCTTTGACATCTTAGATAAAAAAATAATTGAGGATATTGATGTAGAAGAAGGTGATCTTATAACATTTCCTGCATATATAATACATAGATCTAATACTAATACATTATTAAAAAAGACTATAATTTCTTATAATTGTAGCTTTGAATCAATTGATACACAGAAAGTAGATGAATTATTATGAACCCTTTTGAATATGTAAATGCAATTAACTACACTAAAAAAAATATCATGGTCGATGATATTACAGAAAAAGCTTATGCTCCCTATATGGTAAATAGACAACTGTCATACTTTCCAGATACAGTATTGGCTGCAAATGAAATGAACCGCAACCACCATATAGATAATCGTTTACAATTCGATTTTTTTATAAATATAATTAGAAAACGAAAAAGGTTTTCTAAATGGTATAAACCAGAAACAATAAGTGATTTGGATGCAGTTAAAAAATATTATGGCTACAGCAATGAAAAAGCCCGCCAAGTTTTAACCCTTCTAAGTCCGGAAAATATTAATGAATTGAAACGTAAGGTAACAACCGGTGGAAGAAAATAATATTATTGAGTGGACTCCAAACAGTATGTTGGAGGTCACTTTAAACGAACCTGATGATTTTTTAAAAGTACGAGAAACATTAACAAGAATTGGTGTAGCATCTCGTAAAGACAACAAACTCTATCAATCCTGTCATATACTTCATAAACAAGGAAGATACTTCATAGTACACTTCAAAGAATTGTTTTTACTTGACGGAAAGAAATCCAACTTAGAAGAAAATGATGTAGCAAGAAGAAACACAATTGCAACATTAATGAGTGATTGGGGTTTATTGAGTGTAGACAATAAAGATAAGCTACAACCTATTGCGCCTTTAAGACAAATAAAGATTATATCTTTTAAAGATAAAGACCAATGGGAGTTGTGTCCAAAATATAATATCGGCAATGGTTCAAAATAAAATTAAAGAAGCTTATCGTATATTCTTCTTAGTAAAAGGTCATTTAGACTGCAGTGAAAAAACAGCATTGGCCTGCTATGACAATTACTTTAAACGCTGTTGGTATAATCAAGAATCTTGGATACGAGAAGAAGCTTTCGAAAAAGAATATAAAAAAAAATTTAAGTTAGCTATTTAAATTTAAAAAAAAAGTATTATATATATTATAGGATGCCGAATGGTTCGGGTCCGTACAACAACCTTGCTTAACAGGAGGATACTATGACTGGAAACTTTGTTTTCCCAAGAAACGCTTTTTTAGGTTTTGATCACATTTTCGATGCATTGCAAGATATACATACGCATGCAAACGATGGATACCCACCACACAATGTTGTAAGAGACGGCGATAGCAAATATGTTATTGAAATGGCTGTTGCTGGTTTCAAGAAAAAAGACATTGAAATTAAGGTGAAGGAACATATCCTAACCATCGAAGGAAATAGAGAGAAACGTAGAGAAGCAGATGCTTACGTACATAAGGGAATTAGTGCACGTAAGTTTGCTAAGTCATTCAGACTGTCGGAATATACCGAAGTAACTGGTGCCGATCTAACGGATGGAATATTAACTGTCAAATTAGAAGTAGTTCTACCAAAGGAGAAGCAGCCTCGTACAATTACTATTAACTAATTAACGAGGAAAAAATGACAACTTTAACCGCGACTTTAAATCAAGTCACATGCCGGGTATGCGCAGATGTTGCAGCCTGGTGCAAACGCACTCTACTTAGTATACAGTACAATAGACAAATGGCTGCAAACCGCAAAGTTGCTGCCGATTTGGTTCATTTAGGATTTCATCAGCAAAAAGAGTATGATCAAATCTTACAAAGAATGAACGATCACACCATTAACGAATATCATAAGAGATATTAATATGTGGCCATATACTGAGGAAGAGAACGATTATCTCTCAAAATAGAAAGAGGCGGGGTTTACCCGCCTTTTTTATTATAAATAGTAATTTATTAGGAGGTCAAAATGAATATAGAACAGTTAAGAAAAGAACTTGAAGTGGATGAAGGAGTAAAGTATGAAATATATAACGACCATCTCGGGTATCCTACTTTTGGTATTGGTCATTTGGTCAGGGATAACGATCCAGAAAGTGGCGAACCGGTTGGAACACCTGTCACAGAAGATAGAGTCATCGAGGCATTCAATCAAGACGTTGAAACAGTGCTTAGCGACTGCAACATACTATATGACGACTTCGGCGACCTGCCAGAAGAAGCCCAACTAATCATAGCAAACATGATGTTTAATCTTGGAAGACCAAGACTTTCAAAGTTTAAAGGTATGAAAGCAGGTGTTGATTCAAGAGATTGGAAGAAAGCTGCAGACGAAATGGTTGATTCTGCATGGTACAGACAAGTTCCAAATAGAGCTGGAAGACTTGTATCTAGAATGAAAGCATTAGCATAATGTCTGATGATTTTTTCGATTTTGGTTTTACGGCGGTAGATGAAGAAGAACTTGAAGCCGTACAAAAAGTAACTAAAAAGGCAGAGGCTTCTCAAACAGAAGCCAGTTCTGCTCAAGAAAGATTAGATAAACTTTACAATGCAATAACACCACTACTCAATAATCTTAAAAAGAATCCAGAGAAAGAGTATATCCTTTGGCCGAATAGATTAGAAAAAGTAGAACAGTTTGAAGATCATATACAAAAAATATATAAAAAGTAAAAAAGTCCTTTACTTTTGCTAAAAGATGTGGTATAATAACTATAATGGTAAAATTTAAAACATTTTTAGAAGAACAATCAGGAAAAGGTCTCACAATGTTTGATGTTGATGAGACGATGTTTATAACTAAAGCAAAGGTAAAGGTTGTAAAAGATGGTAAAGTCATTAAAAAACTGGATAACCAGCAGTTTAACACGTATAAGAAAAAAGCTGGAGAAGAATTTGACTTCGGCGAATTCAAAGACGCCAAAGTATTTAACAGGACGTCAACGCCAATTGCAAGAATGATTAATAAAGTCAAGGTTATTTTAAAGAATGCCACAAGAGCAGGAAGTAAAGTAATAATAGTTACTGCAAGACCAAACTTTGACAATAAGAAATTATTTCTAGACACATTTAGACAACAAGGAATTGACATAGATAAAATCTATGTTGAGAGAGCCGGCAACCTAGGCGGTGGACCGGCTGCAGAAAATAAGAAAGTTATTTTTCGAAAGTACTTAGATCAGAAGATATATAAAAGAATAAGACTATTTGATGATGCTAAGTCAAACTTAAAAGCTTTCTTATCGCTACAGAAAGATTATCCGAATGTAACATTCGAAGCTTTCTTAGCAAAATCAAATGGCTCAGTTTCAAGAGTAAGATAAGGAGAAAACATGAAATTCTTAAAGCACCTGGCAGTGGTGACGCTGTCTTTATTATTCTGTTTTTCAGCTTTTGCAGATAAACTAAAAGTTGGATTTGTATATGTAGGACCAGTTGGTGATCACGGTTGGACTTACATGCATGAGCAAGGTCGCCTAGCAATTAAAGAAAAGTTTGGTGATAAAGTTGAAACTACTTTTGTTGAAAGTGTTAAGTACGGACCTGAAGCCGAGACAGTAATTAGAGCAATGGCTAACAATGGTATGGACATCATTTTTGCAACATCATTTGGTTACATGGAGCCAATGTTAAAAGTTGCTAAAGAGTTTCCAAACGTAAAGTTTGAACACGCTACTGGATATAAGACCAACGACAATATGTCAGTGTATTCATCTAAATTTTATCAAGGTAGATATATTCAAGGTGTTATTGCAGGTCATATGAGTAAAACTGGTAAAGCGGGTTACATTGCTTCTTTCCCTATACCGGAAGTTGTAAGAGGAATCAATGCATTCTATCTTGGTGCTACATCAGTAAATCCAAAATTTGATATTGATGTGGTATGGGTAAACACTTGGTATGATCCAGTAAAAGAAGCTGATGCTGCAAAAGTATTAGTTAGTGAAGGTGCTGATATTATTACTCAACATACAGATAGTCCTGCAGCTTTACAAGTAGCAGAAAAAGCTGGTGTATATGCTTTTGGTCAAGCAAGTGATATGTTACAGTTTGCTCCTAAAGCGCAACTTACTGCAATCATTGATGACTGGGCTCCATACTATGTCGAAAGAGTACAAGCTGTAATAGACGGTACTTGGAAAAAGAAAGACACTTGGGGTGACATGAAGAGTGGAATGGTTAAGATGGCACCATACACTAACATGCCGGCAAATATTGTTGCAATTGCCAAGGACATCGAAGAAAAAGTAATGAATGGAAAAATAGATCCATTTGGTGGAAAATATACTACCGGAGATTTACTTGGTATGAATAAATATGTTAAAGGGATAGATTCATCATTACCTAAATGATAACTTTAACAGATAACGCAAAAAATTACTTAACAGCCACCACCGAAAAACACGGTAAGAAATATGCTTATCTCAGTGTTTTAGGCGGTGGCTGTTCTGGTTTTCAGTACGAGTGGGACATGACAGATAACACTGAAAAAGGAACACTCATTGAAAACATTCTAGTCCTTGATAAAATAGCCGAAATGTTTGTCATAGGTTGTACAGTTGATTATGTACAAGAATTTGGTGGATCTTATTTAAAAGTTATAAATCCAAATGCAACAGCGTCTTGTGGTTGCGGAGAATCATTTGCAGTTTAATTAACAAGTTAAACATAAACTCCTTTACATTTACTGAAAAGTGTGGTAGAATTAATACAATTGAAGGAGAGCTAAATGTTAAATTATAATCTAAATAACCCAACACCATTTATTAAAAAATATATTTTTAAACACAATCATACTATTAACAAATTCGCGGATTTACTATTTTCGGATCCACAAACTACAAATTCACCACAATATAATTCATTACCACCATTAACTCAAAAACTCATTTTCGAATTATCACTATACAAATTACAAAACGGCCGCGATTTTTATTTATAAAATCGCATTTTTTCCTTTACTTTTTCGTAAAACTATGGTAGAATATATCTATAATTGAAGGAGAGCTTATGACTAAATTACAACAACACTATATTAATTTTCAATCACAACCAACAATACCTAACAAAATTTTATATTTACAAAAACACCAAAACGAACTATCACAATACAACATAAACGTACCAAATCTTATAAAGGCTTGGTCTACTAACGATTGGCCTCATCTTCGTCCAAAACAAACTAACCCAGGATTCTAATGTCATTTTATACTAACATATTACGTTACAAAAATTATATCCTTCACCGTGGTTATCACGACAACGGTGAAAGGTTTGCACGTAAGGAATATTTCCAACCAAAATTATTTGTTTCATCTAAGATGAAAACTGAATGGAAAGGCCTTGATGGCCAGCATGTTGCACCACTTGATTTTGAAAGTATGTATGAAGCAGGTCAGTGGTTGAAACAAAACATTGATGTTTCAGGTAGACATATATATGGTAACAAAAAATTTACTCAACAATTCGTAACAGAAAAATATCCACGTGATATTGAATTCAGACGTGACTTTATTAATGTCGGTACAATAGATATTGAAACAGATTATGATACCGGCTTTCCACATCCAAACGAAGCAAGTCAAACAATACTTGCTATTACATTTAAATCAAGTAAAGGTAGCCTATATCATGTTTGGGGTTACGGTGACTTTGATCAAAGCAAAGCTTTAATTAAACCTGTAAGATATTATAAGTGTAAAGATGAAGTTGATTTATTATCACAGTTTCTAGAATTTTGGTCAGATCCAAAAAATACACCTGATGTTATTACAGGTTGGAATACTCGATTCTTTGATATACCATACATTGTAAACCGCATGGCAAAAGTATTAGGTATACATGAAATCAACAAACTATCTCCATGGCAGTTGCAACTCGAACATAGAAAGATTGTAAGGCGTGGTAGTGAAAATGATGTATACGAAATACCCGGCATACAAACACTGGATTATATGGAACTCTTTCAAAAGTTTGGTTATACTTATGGTCCACAAGAATCATATGCATTAAATCACATTGCTTATGTTGTACTTGGTGAAAAGAAACTTTCTTATGAAGAAGAAGGTTCACTTAAAAATCTTTACAAAGAAGATCATCAAAAGTATATTGACTATAATATGAAAGATGTTGAATTGGTTGATAGGCTTGAAGAAAAGATGGGTCTTATTACACTGGCACTTACAATAGCATATAAAGGTGGTGTAAATTATCAAGATACTTTTGGTGTTACTGCAATATGGGAATCAATCATTTACCGTAAACTTAATGCAAGTAAAGTTGTAGTACCATTAGGTTCTGATGATAAACCATATAGACCTTTTGCCGGTGGTTACGTTAAAGAACCACAAGTCGGTAGACATGAATGGATAGTTTCTTTTGATTTAAATTCACTATATCCAAATTTAATTGTACAATATAATATGTCACCAGAAACTTTGACTGATAATACTCAAATGAATGATGTAAGTTATTATCTTAGTGGTCAAACTGTAAATGGTGAATATGCTGTTGCGGCCAACGGTTCTTCATACCGAAAAGATATTGATGGTGTACTTCCACAAATCATTGAAGAATATTATGATGAACGTGTATCTGTAAAGAAAATGCAATTGGCTGCACAAAAAGAAATACAAAAAGGTTACACTACTCAACTCGATAAAGAAATAGTTACACTTGAAAATAAACAGTTGGCTATTAAAATTCTACTTAATAGTTTATACGGTGCATTAGGCAATAAACACTTTCATTACTTTGATATTAGGTTAGCCGAAGGTGTTACTTTATCTGGTCAACTCGCAATTCAATGGGCTGAAAAAGCAATGAATGCTGCAATGAATAAATTACTACAAACCGAAGATGATTATGTCGTAGCAATTGATACGGATTCTTTATATGTTAACTTTGGTCCATTAGTCAAAAAATTATCTCCAGCAAATCCTGTATTCTTCTTAGATAAAATTTGCAAAGAACATTTTGAACCAG